GGGAAGTCCTCTGTTCTGGTGTGCTGTCTCTCGGCTGTGGATCGGGCTCTTGACCGAAGACCTCGGGAGCCATGGAGTGGAGGAGTGTGTTTGTAGGAGGCAGGAGAGGTCGTAGGGAAAGAGCCCGGACAGCCCGACCACCGCCCCCAGCTTGTATCGACGCTCCCTCTTCTCAGAGGGTGGGGTTGAGGTAAGAAGTTGTCAAGGGGTGAATGTTGGAAATTGATGGGGCGCTAGGGAAAAGGTAGGGTTTTGGCATGCCGGACAAGGAGGGGAGGGCGGAATGGGATGGTACGAGGGAGTGGTGGAGGCGGATTCGTCTGGAGGGTGGTTGCCCAGAGGGTAGCTGGCTGGGGTGTAGGGATGAGAAGACGAGGAAGGAGTGGGTGGAGGCGTTTGGGAGGGGAGAGGGGCTGAGGGTGATAGTGAAGCGGTGGAGGTGGCCGCAGACGACTGCGAAGTGGGACTGGTGGGGTAGGGTGTTCGTGTCGGTACCGATGGGGCTGGGGGTGGCGTTTCGAGTGGGGAGGATGAAGCGGACGGGGATCTGGTGCTCGAGGGTGACGGACACGAGGGACATGGAGGTGCTGGGGGAGTATTCGGTGGGTCCGTTGCAGTGGATCTCGACACGGCACTTCATACAGTGTAGGAACTACACGCTGTTTGATGGACCCGCTGGGAAGGGTGAGCAGGAGCCGACGTGGACGCATCTGCTGACGCCGGACCCGAAAGTATGGCATGATCCTTGGTCATGCGGAGGTGCTTGTGAACTACCATCAGCGAAAAGAGAAGAGGGAGCCCAGGAAAGGGAAGACCGACCTGGCTCTCCAGATGGACCCTGAGAGGGTGGTGTCGTACGTGGAGAAGGAGGCCGGGAGGCTGTTCAACGCGCAGCGTCAGGAGCTGTTGGACGCGATCGCGAAGGGGGAGGACGAGGAGGAGCTTTTTCGGATTGCGAAGCGGATGCAGTGGACGTCCATCGTGGACGCCGGCGACGCGGACCGGACGAAGATGCTGGACAGCCTGTCCAGGATGAAGGTCGCCATCAAGAAGCGCGGGAAAACCAGGGTGGAGATGGAGATCGAGGACCTCGAGAAGTCCCTGTGAGCGTGGAAGACCTGTTCCTGGAGACCGTGACGGTGAGCGCCGCTGAGTTCGCCGAGTGGTGGAGTCGGTTCTATGGTCACGGTCGTCAGTAGGACCGGGAAGTCGAAGGTCAGGGACAAGGCGGAAGCCTCCTTCTGGTACTTCTGCGAGCAGATCATGGGATTCCCTGATCTGTACCCTCCGCTCCATGAGCCCGTGTGCGAGTTCCTGGCGGGGACCGAGGATGCGAGAGAGAAGTACACGGTCCTTCTGATGCCGCGGGGCCACTTCAAGACGACGCTGGCGACGGTGTCGTATCCGCTGTGGAGGGTGTTGAAGGACAGGGATGTCCGGGCGCTGCTGCGGCACGGGGTGAAGGAGCTGTCGGAGAAGTTCGTGGACGAGATCAAGGTCCACATCAGCTCGAATCCGAAGATCCATCACCTGTGGCCGGAGATCATCCCGGAGGACCTGGTCAAGGAGTGCAGGATCTGGACGAAGGACGAGGTCGTGTTCTGCCGGCGGCGGCGAGAGGACAAGGTCCCCACGTTCAAGGTGTCCTCGCTGGGGTCGACCGTGACGTCGATGCACTTCGACCTGATCGTGAACGATGACCTGTGCCACGAGAACAACGTGAAGACCGCGGACATGCGGGAAGCGGTGAAGGACAACATCAGGCACACGGAGTCGTTGCAGAGGACGGACGACTGCAAGGTGGTGTACTCGGCGACGCGGTGGCACGGGGACGACGCGACGGGGGATCTGCTCGATCCTCACGGGGCGTATGGTCCTGTGGATGGTGTGCCGCAGGTGAGGTCGTTGGTGCTCGGGTGTTACGGGGACGAGGCGACGGAGAAGTGGAACGGGACGAAGCCTGGGGAGCCGTTGTTCCCGACGAGGTACACGCCAGAGCGGCTGGCGGGCTTGAGGAAACGGATGGGGGAGTACCAGTTCTCCTGCCAGTACCTGAACAACCCGATGCCGGACTCCTTGAGGACGTTCGACAGGGAGTGTGTGAAGTGGTTCCACCTGGACAGGCAAGGGAAACCGCCGATCGAGGGGAAGTACAACGTGGTCGCCGCGATCGACCCGAACAGATCGGAGAAGGAAAGCCATGACTACTGCGCGCTACTGGTCGGAGCCATCGACGAGGACGGGCACATCTGGGTGCTGTCACGCAGGCGAGGGCACCCTTCGGGACCGGAGATCATCCAGTGGGTTCGTGAAGCCGTCCAGCACTGGGACCCGAAGTTCGTCGTCGTCGAGGTGAACTCGTTCCAGTTGCAGTTGTGCAAGTGGCTCCAGGAGGACCAGTTGAAGTCTGGAGTCCACTACAGAATCCAGGAGGCCCACAGGTCCAGGGCGACGAGGAAGTACGAGCGGATCACTGCGATGCAGCCGCTTGTTTCTGCCGGCGGGCTGCATCTTCAGTTCGGGATGGAGGACATAGCGGCGGAGATGGAGGCGTACGGTCCGAAGTGCAAGAACGACGACATGCTCGACGCTCTTGCGGACATCTACGCCTTCGGGATGAAGGCCAAGCCGACCAAGATCGAGAAGCCCGCTCCGAAGGGGGCGTTCCTGATGCAGTCGATCCTCGATCTTGACGATGTGTACTATGACCCTCGTGGGGAGCGGACGCTTCTCGGAAGGCGGTTCTGATGGCTGTACTCGAAGGCGTACCCTACGGTTCTCCGCATAGCAGGAACAGCGTGGTCGATGCGCTGATGTGGCACGCCAACGGCGGGAAGAGCTCGTCGCCGTTGGCCACTGGATCTCCTCAGTGGTACCAGGACCTCATCGACTACTACTTCTACAGGCGGCAGCGGTACGTCGACTACTGGGACCAGGTGGAGGACCAGTACCGATCCGACAAGGAGATGGCGAAGCGGAGGCGGATCAAGGAGGAGCGGGCGATCCGACCCGGGCGCGTGTACGCCATGGTGCATGGGACGGAGTCTGGGGTCCTCGGATCTCCTCCGAAGTTCGTGTTCGAGGGGTGGACGCAGGAGGCGAACGAGAGGCTGGCCGTTGGCTTCGACCGTGCGATCAACAACGAATGGCAGGAGGACCGGGCGCTGTGGCGCAGCGTTGCCATGGCGTGCAGGGACTGCGTGAAGTCGGGGTGGGGGATTGCCCTGACGTCGTACAACGGGGCGGCGCAGGACGGGGCGAGCGACACGGAGGCTCGGAAGCGCAGGAAGCAGAAGGGCCAGTCTGCTCTCATCTCGGCCATCGGCGACGACCTCGAGACCGCGGTGGCGGCAGAGTTGGCCATGGATGCCCCGGAGCATCCTGTGGAGGACTTCGAGAACGACTCCAGGGTGAAGATCGGGTCCATCTCGACGAGGCGGGTGCCCTACAGGAGTTTCCTGATCGACCCGGACTGCACATGCCTCGAGGACGCGAAGTGGGTCGGGAGGCGGATCGTCGCACGCCTGGACTCGGTGAAGCGCGACCCGCTTCTGATGAACACGGACAGCCTGATGCCGACCCAGGTGGAGTCCGTGGCGGACACGTCCAACAGGACGGACAGGTACAAGAACCACGGGCCGCAGCGAAACCCCTACGAGATGGTGGAGCTGTACGAGATATTCGAGCGCCAGACGGACGGGCGCTGGGATCTGAAGGTGATGGCTCGTGACCACCCGATGTTCCTGAGGGAGGTGAAGGGGATCTACTGGATCGGGAACCCGTACTCGCTCCTGTCGTGGAACGAGGACGGCGAGGAGATCTTCACGATGTCGGATGTCGCCGTCGTCCAGGACGAGGTGGACGCGGAGACGATGCTGTACACGAAGTCCCTGGACGGCTACTCGAGGGACCAGGACGACACGGTCTTCATCGACCAGGAGGGCTTCAACGAGCAGAACCTGTACGCCAAGACGAAGCCAGGTCAGTCCCGGTACGTCAAGGTCGACGTGGGGCTGAACCAGAGTCTGCGGGACAAGATCCTGAAGCTGCCCAGGGACTCGAAGTCGGCCGAGCCGCTGAACTTCTTGGCGATGATCCAAAGGGCGATCGAGCTGGGCTCCGGGAAAGGCCCGAACCAGTCCTTGCAGCCTCTGAAGTCCGGGGCGTCCGCGCAGGAGGCGGCGATCATCCAGCAGCAATTCATGATGCAGATGAGCCACAAGGACCGCGCCGTGGAGGCGTTCGTCCTGGACATCGCGGTGAAGAGGCTGGGGCTGATGGCCCAGTTCTACGACAGGGAGCGGATCGTTCGGCTGGCCGGCCTGGAGGCTGCCCAGGCGTGGCAGGGAGGTCCCAGCGGGACCTGGACCGAGGCGGACGTGAGCATGGGCCTCCAGGTGAGGATCGAGCGGGGGTCCATGCGGCCGAGGAACGACAGCCAACTGTTCCAGGACCTGATCACGACGGCGCAGGTGGTTGCCCAGATCCCGATCGTGGCAGCGAATCACAACTGGGTGCGCTGGCAGAGGGAGGTCTACCGAGCTCTCCTCGGTGTGGCCGGGGAATCCCTGATCATCTCCAAGAGCGAAGAAGAGATCAACGTGGCCCAGCGGAACCTGTTCGCGCTCCAGCAAGCAGGTGGAGGGGGCGAGACCGGAGGGTCGCCGCCGCGGCCGGCAGGACAGTCCAACGCGAGGGCACAACAGTGACAGAAGAGCACGACTACATCGACGAGGAGGGGTTCTACGTCGAGGTGAAGCCGTGGGGACACATCACGCATGTGTCGGAGAACCACGCTATCCACTCCAAGGGGAGGCGGTTCATCCCGGCTCGGAATGGCAACGCTCCGTCGGTGATCTCGGGCACGCACTACGCGAGCGGGGCCTACAAGTTCATGTCCCACTCGGCGCCCGAGGACCAGGCCAGGGTGGTGGAGGACCTGGGCTGCGAGGAGGGCCGGGCGCTCTGGAAGGATTACGTCGTCCTGCCTGACGGGACCCAGGGCCCGACCGTGGAATCGGTCGCAAGTCCCGGGAAGATGAGGGAGTACATGAGGCTCACCGGGCACCGAGAACGGGACCGCGGGGAGTCGAATCCACTTGACAAAATCCGCGAGCGTGCGCAAGCTGCATCACGAAAGCTCGGCGATCTGACCAACAAGGAGGTCTGACCATGAACATCAACAAGCAGGTGAAGGGTGGCATGTCCATGCAGAATGGCGTCTCACGGAAGACGTCCACGATCGATACGTTCATGCCGGGGACGCAGCACAGCCGCTCGAAGCCGAAGTGACCTGAAGGGGACCCTCAGTGATCGAAGACGACGAGACAGGCACACTCGACTACGACGAGATCGAACAAGCGGAAGCCTCTGAATCAACGGAAGAGTCGGAAAAGGCATTCTCGGGGGAAGAAGACGAGGCTTCCGATCTCCCGTCGTTGGAAGACGATGTCCCAGAAGAGCTCCTGCCCATCAAGAAGAAGATGGAGCAGGGGATGCACAAGAAGTTCCGAGAGCTCGCCGACCAGCGGAAGGCGCTCGAGGAGAAGATGGCATCCCTGGAGCAGAAGGCTTCGGCCTTCGACCGAGCGGTTCTTGACCCTGACTACAGGAACCAGCTCTTCGCCGCGGCCGGCAACGGCTCGCAGAAGCAGCAGGCGGCAGCGGAACAGGCGCTCCAGAGCTTCTACGGGGCGGACCTGTCCGAGTACGACGACAGCGCGCAGAAGGTAATGAAAGAGGCCGCCATGATGGCGGTCCAAGAGAAGCTGTTCCCGATGATGGAGCAGGTTCTGAAGAACCTGAACAGCCGGATCGACTCCTTCGAGTCGGAACGGGCGATGGAAGACTGGAAGAGAGTCGCCGGGGACGCACCCGACAGCCACAAGAAGCTGGAGGCCGTGTCCGACTTCCTCAGACAGAATCCGAACTTCTTGGCGAACAAGCCAAGGGAAACGAGACTCCGGAAGGCCCTCCTCGTGATCTCGGACGAGCCGACGAACGGCAAGCCGCCGCAAGCGAAGAAGCGCCCGGCCAAGCCAGCCGTGAACGGCAACCTCCTGGATGACGGAGCAAGCACCGCGAACCTCAAGCCGAAGCAATTCGGCAAATCGTTGGCAGACCTCCTAGAAGCGCAACTGAAAAAGCGCGGGATGAGTCTGCCTTCGGGGTGACGCAGCTCTGACAAGGAGGAACTATGGCCACAGCGTCACGCCCGTCCAGCGGTGCGTACACCAGCCTGTTCACCCACGTCCTCGAGGACTGGTGGAACGGCCGGAAGGCAGAAGACACGGTCTTCGAGAACATCCCTCTCTACTGGATCCTCTCGAAGACGTCCAAGAAGTCCAGACCGCTCCCTGCATACCTGAACGTTCGGTTGCTCCAGGACGAATCGGAAGGCGGTGACTCGTTCACCGGCTACGACCGCGTCTCGGTGGCTCCGTCCAAGGGCGCGCAGGCGGCATCGTTCTCGGTGGCAAACTACTCGTGGCCGATCACGATGCCCCTAACGGAGGAGTGGGAATACACTTCGCCCCAGGCCATCGCCGATCGTCTCGAGGAGTACGTGGAGCAGGTCCAGCTCACGGCAGCTCAGAGGCTCGCCCTCGACGGCTACGTGGGGAACAACCTGAAGTCCACGAACATCCTCGGCCTCCAGCAGGCGATCTACCCGAAAAGTCACAGTGGCGCAGGCGCCCTCGACTACATCGACGCTCGCTGGAAGGCTCGCCAAGCCAACAACGCCTTCGGTGGCATCACCCGAGTGGCGTACACAAGTGCGTTCGCACCAGGCACCGGCTGGGAGAACGTATCTGTCGACGCCTCCGACAGTGGTGGCGCCAAGACGTTCGGATACACCTCGGGTGCTCCGAACACGGCCCTCAAGGCGTTGCACAACACCTACTCGTTCTGTTCCTACGGTGTCATGACTCCCGACCTGATGATCTCGAGCCGTCAGCCGTTCGACGACTACGAGTTCGCCGCCATGGAGAAGACGCAGATCCGAAAGGAATCCTCGTCCTTCGGCGACATCCAGCTCGGGTTCGACAACCTCAAGTTCAAGAACGCGGTCTGGATCTGCGATGAGTTCGCCAACATCACCAACACTGGTGCTGGCGATGCCATCGTGACGACGACACCAAGCAAGGGAACCGTTTGGTTCCTGAACACGAAGTACGTCGACCTCGCGGTCGACTCCCGTGCGGACTTCGACCTGCGTCCTCCCAAGGAGCCGGTCGATCAGCACGTTGCCGTGCGGCACATGGTCTGGCGTGGCCAGTTGGTGTTCCGAAACCCCCGCTACTGCGGGGTCCTCTTCAACTACGGGATCGCGTAACCATGAGCGTTCGAGGAATCGGCGGCATCTCAAGCCGCGACACAACCAACACGTCCGTCGAGACCGTCATCTTCATGCAGGCGGACGACGCCATTCCCGTCGGGTCCGCAGTCATGCTCGACACAGGGAGCACTCGTAGTGTTCCTCTGGTGGTTCCCGCAACTCAGGCGCTCGACCATGCCTTTATCGGCATCTACGAGGGCCGTGGAGGAACAGGGGACTCGACGACAGCCGATTTCGGACCGGACCGCTACGATGCCGTCGCTGGTGACGCGATCGAGATCGTCGTCAAAGGCCCTGTGTTGGCCAGAGTGGATGGCGGCACCGTCGATGTCGCCGCTGGAGATCCTCTCTGGATCTTCACGACGGCAGGGACCCTGGGGCCGGTGACTGCGTCAGCAGAGCTTGGTGTGCCGACCCGCATCATCGCCTTGGCCGCGCAGACTGACACCCTCGCGGCTCAGGTCACGGCATTGGCCGAAGCGACGCTGGTCTACCTTCTCTGATCGAGGCGGGGGCTTGGAGTGATCCAGGCCCCCTTGGAGGCATCAATGCACACAGTCCCTGTTCCTTGGGAGATCGACGAACGGACTCCCGTTCCTTGGCAAGACCGCTACTGGTACATCGACGAGCGTGGCGGCCTGTTCAACTGCGACTACGACCGAAACCGCGAGACCAGGGAAATCGTCCGCGTCCTACATCCGGCCGGGAGTCCCGAGCCGATCGACTACGAGGAGTACGTCAAGATGGTCAAGGTCTCCCGCAAGGAGGGGCTCAGCACCATCGACGCCTTCATCAAGGTGCGCGGAGAAGGCCAGCTCACCCCGAGCTGGGTGAAGAAGGCCAAGAAGTCCGCTCCAAGGATGTTCGACCCTGACCCATCCGCGGCCGTCGTCGAGGACGATCTGGAGTACGAGACCGTCTCTACGGGGAAGTCCAAGAAGGGGCTGTAAGCCATGGCCGTCGAGTCCAGAACCGTCGGGCAACTGGTGGAGAGGGTGACTCACGGGGTCTTGAACACGGCGACGCAGGACGCTGCGATGTCGGTCGAGATCAAGTGGGCGCTCGACTACGCCATGCGCTGGATGGTCCTGGACTCCGACCACCCTGCCTTCAGGACGGACGCATCCATGTGGATCACGAAGGGGGTCTGCGAGTACGACCTGCCCGACGACTACATCAGGATGATCGACCCAGGGGTGAAGCATGCCTCGACGCCGTTCGAGACCCTGGAACTGCTGCACCAGCAGTACGCGGACGAGAAGAACTTCGACTACTTCTACGCTGACCAGGAAGGCCGCCCGTGTTTCTACATGCTGAGGGGCCGGAACAAGGAGTGGGAGACAGGAGCCTTCATCCTGAGGTACCTGCCGATCCCGGACGACACGTACCAGATCAAGTTTTCGTACTTCGCTTCTCCAGTTGGCATCTTCGGCGCACCGGACGAAACGGAGATCGACCGCCGCTTCCCAAGAGACTTCGTCGATGGCCTCGTCGAAGGGGCCAAGTTCAAGTTGCCCCAGTACCTCGAGAAGGAGCAGCGCGACCATAGCTTGCTCCTGTTCCAGGCTGATCTGAAGCGCATGAAGCGCGTGGCCGAGCCATACGCCGGCTACGCATGGCAGAACCGCAGATTCTCTGACAGGGGGTGGTCGCAGAACTACACCGTGCCGTTCATCGAAGACACTGGAGTGAGATGAGATGCCGAGCCGCCGCGTCACGTCGGAGATCGACCGCTTTGCGGGGCTGTCGGACCGTAACCACCCGATCCAACTGACGAGGATCGAGAACCCTGACGTCCTGAACGTCGAGTTCAACGACCGGGTGATGAAGCGCCGGAAGGGCTTCACCCGGACTCACGCGAGCATGTTGCGGGACTGCTCCGCCCGTCTCGACGGGGTGAACGACTACATCCGCCTCGCAGACATCGACGACTTCGACTTCGCCTCCAGGGGCTACATCGGGATCGTGTGCGTCTTGCGTCAGTTCCCGACCGGAGAGATGACGGTCGTCTCGCGTGGGACAGGAACAGGGTCGTCCAGGTTCTGCCAGATCAGCTACGACTCGACCATCAACGCGAATCTCGGAGGCTGGAGGCTGCGCGTCTACGACTCGACGGCGGCGTCGCTCCAGAACGTGACCCTGAATGATGGGGACGGGAGCGCATCCCCGGTCGACGAGTTCCGCTTCATCGAGGTGATCTACTCTGGTGCCGGCGACGTCTACACGTTCCGAATCGTTGACGAAGACGGGGCCGTGATCACGAGCACACCGATAACGGTGCAGACGTGGTTGTCGTCAACGGACGACTGGGTGATCGGAGCGAACGCGGGCGCCGAGTTCTTCCAAGGCAACGTGGCTGAGTTCCGCCTTTTCGACGGGGCTGACGCTCCTTCGTTCGCTGGTGCAGGCACCCGCGAGCTTGCCCCGATTGAGTCCGCCCAGTGCCTGGGCTACTGGAAACTGAATGATGGCAATGGATCGTCCGTCCTCTCTTCTGAGGGGAACTCGTACCGCGGAGTCGTTGGTGGAGAGGGTCCAGAATGGAACTCCACCCCTGGGGAGTTCATCGGACGAACGTCCCTCGAGTTCCTCGGAGAAGAGGGACACATCCACTGGGTATCAGACCCGAACTTCATCTTCACCAGCACCGCAATCGGAATCAGGGCATGGGCTCTTAGCCTCCTACTTGTCCCGCGCCTGGCTCCGGGTGAGACATCGGTCAGGGATCAGATCATCTTCTGGGCAGGCAACAACGCGACTACCCCCTTCCCCCTTGGCCTCAGAGTCGTCTCGGACGACCTCCAAGTAGACTACCTCGACGGGACATCGGTCAAGACCGCGGCGGCCGGCCTGACGCTGTCCTCCTACGTCAACCAGAGGATGAGGGTGGTCGTCGGGACCTACCAGACGAGCGGCGCCGCTGAGTTCATCAACATCACGGTGGTGCCCGAGAGCACGGGTCTTACGATCGCCAACGTCTTCACGGCTACGGACAACGCGGACCCGTCAGCGATTGCCGCGAACTGGTCCATCGGAAGGCTGGTGACGAACTACACGTTCCCGCAAACGACTTCCGGGCAGTCCGCATACTGCGTCATCGACGATGTCGCCTTCTTCAAGGACACGACCGCTGGAGCCCTGTATGGCCAGGTGGTCACCTTCGTCGGAAGACAGCCCCTTGCGTTCCAGGAACAGAGCCGCCTCTCGAGCTTCCAGTCTGGCGTCCGATCGTTCCAGAATTGCAGTTCGCTGCCCCTGGACGACGGATACGGGAACGTCTTGGAGACCACGGGATCGAGGCCGTCGTTGGCCACGTTGTACCCTGAGGAGGAGAACGGGATCATCTGGGGGATCGGGCTGGTGGAGCCATACGAGCCTCCCGAGGGGCAGATGCTGTTCCAGTATGACCGCCTGGATGGCACAGGGGCGACCCAGAGGACGACCCTTGCGATCTCTGGCACGACTCTCTACGAGGTCGACGAGGAGGCGAACCTTGCGATCCCGAGGGCGGGGAACCTGCACAAGGGCGGAAGGTGGACGGTCACCCAGTACGCGTCGACGATCTACCTGTCCTCGAGGAACGGGAAGCGCCCGAGGAAGTGGTCTGGAGACTATGTCGACTGGGTAGGAATCCGCGCCCCGTTCCAGACGCCTGTAGTGGCCACAGCGGCGACCACGGGCGGGTCCCTGCTGGACGGCACCTACGCGCTCTACGTGACCTACAGGAACGCCGAGACGGGCGTGGAGTCGAATCCGTCCCCGGTGGCCAACATCACCATTGCCGCCGGCACGGGCACCGCTGCCCTGAACAGCGTCCTGATCCCGGTGTCGACCGACCCTCAGGTGAACCAGCGCAGGATCTGGATGACCTTGGTGGGAGGGACGGCGGGCGCGGTGGCGTACCTCGTGGCGTCCATCGACGACAACATCACGACCGCCTATACGACCGGGATTCTCCAGGTAGCCGGAACCGCGGCGACGATGACCTACACGGACAACGACATCCCCCCTGGTGGCGCTGTCGTGAAGGTCTTCAAGGATCGCCTTTGGGTCGGAGGAGCTCCCGAGTACCCGACGAGGGCATACTTCTCAGCCCCTGGGGCCCTGGACAGCTTCAACCAGACCACGGACTTCGTGGATGTGGATCTGGACTCAGGGGACGCCATCAACGCCTTGGAGACGCTTCGAGACACCCTGATCGCCCACTTCGGAGATGGCAGGGTCGCCATCACGGGCTCAGGCGCGACGGCAGACCCCTTCTATGTGTCGTTCCTGTCGAAGGACACGGGGGCTGTCGGTCCTCTTGCCGTGCGTGAGTTCGAGTCCAGCCACATCTACGTATCGGAGACGGATATCGTCCTGTGGGACGGGACGAACTCCTTCAACGTGTCCTCCCCTCAGGAGGCTGACCGGCCGTCGATTCAAAGGACGGTGCGCGAGGACATGGACCGCACGAGGAAGCGCGACATCGGGCTGGCTGTTCACACCCTGAAGACCCAGATATGGATCACCTACGCGGAGATGGGCAGCAGTAGGAACGACCGGGTCCTGGTCTTCAACTACGATCAAGGAGTCTGGTCGAAGTACGACCTCGAGATGGACGTCATCTCCGAGATCGAGGACACGAACGACACGCCACACCTGTACGGGATCTCCAACGGGTTCGTGGTCAAGCTGGACGACGGCGTCTGGGATGGCCACACTGATCCGACGGCGTCCGGCGTCCTCTTGGGTACCCATTCGGTCCAGCTACTCCAGGACACGACGAAGGCGTGGGCGGTGAATGCCTTCAGGGGGCTGAAGGTCTACCTGTTCTCGGTGGCGATGAACCGGGTGTACGAGGGGAAGATATCCTCGAACTCGGCAACGGCGCTGACTCTGTATGAGGCTCTGCCAGCCACTCCTGCGAACGGCGACGCCTACGTCATCGGGCCCGTGAGGTGGTACGCGGACTTCAACATGAACTTCGGCAGCCCCATGGCCAACTTCAGGCTGAAGTGGGTGAAGCTGCGAGGTGAGTCGAGATCTGACTCGAGCGTCGTGCGTCTGAGCATCGAGCCGAACGTTGGGACTCAGACGATGCCTCTGGAGAACCATGTCGACTACTACAGGACATGGGCTTCCGGAGACGTGTTCCAGTTGATTCCCGTTGGCGGAGTAGGCCGCAACTGGCGTATCAGAATAGGTGAATCTGGCATCACGGGCGTGACGAGCCCTGACGTGATTCCGTCGGTCTTGAGCGACCTGGACATCCACTGGATCGAGGTCGAGGGGACAGAACTGGCAGCGAAGTAGACGTAAGGAGTGAGAGCACATGGCAGCGAGCATCAGCAACGCAATTGCAATCGCAACGTGCGACTTGCAGGTGGACACGATCGACACGGGGGCAGGAACGGCCGTCCTCTCTGTGTACGACGGAACGCCCCCGGCAAACGTGGACACCGCCTTGTCTGGCAACACCCTTCTCGCCGAACTGAACCTGAGCAACCCGGCGTTCGGTGCAGCGGCCGACATCACTCCTGGTGCCCGGGCAACGGCGAACTCCATCACGGACGACAGCTCCGCCAACGCCAGCGGCACGCCGACGTTCTACCGAGTGGCCAACAGGAACGGTGATGACTGTATGCAGGACACCGCAGGCGTCGGGTCTGGCGCTCTGAACTTCGGTGCCGCGATCGTCGCCGGCCAGCCGGTGTCGATCACGTCGTGGACGTGGACCGTACTGGAGGCATGATGGACGTCACCTTCGATATCACTGGCGATCCCGCCGAGTTCTCAGGCAACCTCAGGGCTTTGGCCGACGCCATCGACGCATCCGTTGTCCCGCCACCCCCGCCACCCGGTGCGGCATGGGGTGTCGTGTGGCCGGCTGACATCACGGTTGCGGACCGACCGGCGCTGCCAGAGCCTCCCGCTGGATCGAACTCCATCGTGATCACTGGGCCGCAGACTCTGAACCAGTCCGATACGACGTACATCGTCGCCACGGACGTAGCCGGCACTCTGACCGTCTCTGGCGGGACATCGAGGATCGTCATCGAGGGGAACGGATACGACGTCTCGTCGATCCAGCTCCCCGAGGTGTGGCCATTGCCTGGCGTGCCGTCCGTCACCGACGTCGTGATCCGCAACGTCAGGGTAGTCGGCAACTCTACGGGTGACGGCATCAAGGGGACCTGCACCCGGCTGCTGATGCAGAACGTGGAGTGTGTCGGAGGACCGTCCAACATCACCAGGTACGGGTTCTGGTGTTCGCTCGGAGCGGACATCGTGATTCACGACTGCGTCATCCAGAGCCAGGGTTCGGAGGCCGCCAGCAGGATCGTGAGCGTCTCGAACTACGCGGCGTGGAACTCGACTTTCCACACCATCGCCAACAAGCACGGATTCCGTATCCATGGTGCATCGAGCAACGTCTGGTTGATCGACTCCACCGTCAGAAATCCTCTGTGGCTCGGGTACAGCGACCGGCCCAACGATGAGGACCTGGACGGAATCCACATCCTGAGGACGGAGGTGTTCGGCGAGGCCGTGACCGGCAACGCGCTCCAGCCTCACGCTGGGCCGTTGGACCTGCACAACCTCGACATGCAGGACTGCACATTCCATGGCCAGCAGGCTCCGACCCAGGTGGCCGGCGACGTCGCAACGGCAGCGCTCACCAATGACTGGAGCATCGTGAACGTCGTGGGACTGCC